AATTACGATTTAACAACTATTGGGATTGCCGCAACAAAGACGTCGTTTAATAAGGCTGAGGGAATTGTGGTTGATTACGTTGACCCAGCTTATTTGGTTTATTCATATACAGAAGATCCTAACTTTGAGGATATATATTATGCTGGAGAAGTTAAAGCTATAACAATACCAGAATTGAAAAAACAATTTCCACATATATCAGAAGAGGAATTGCTTAGAATTCAAAAAATGCCTGGCAATAGACAATATATACAGGGATGGGGTAATTACGATGAAAATACTGTTCAAGTAATGTATTTTGAATATAAAACATACATGAATCAAGTATTTAAAATAAAGCAAAGTGATACTGGTTTAGAAAAAGTAATTCAAAAAACAGACTCTTTTAATCCCCCTCCAAATGATAACTTTGAAAGAGTATCGAGAACCATAGAAGTATTATATACAGGAGCTAAAATTATTGGCACGGATATGATGCTGGAATGGAAATTGTCTAATGACATGACTAGACCCTACGCGGATACTACTAGAGTTAAAATGAATTATAATATTGTGGCTCCTAGAATGTATAAGGGTAAGATTGATTCTATCGTATCTAAATGTATTTCATTTGCGGATATGATACAATTAACTCATCTTAAATTACAACAAGTAATGGCTAAGGTTGTACCTGATGGGGTTTTCTTAGATGTTGATGGATTAATGGAGGTTGATTTAGGAAATGGGACTAAATACAATCCAGCAGAAGCCCTAAATATGTATTTCCAGACAGGTAGTATTATTGGAAGATCTTTAACACAAGATGGGGAATTAAATAGGGGTAAAGTGCCTATACAAGAATTAACAACATCAAGCGGGCAAGGTAAAATACAAAGTTTAATACAAACTTATCAATACTACCTTCAAATGATTAGAGATGTTACCGGTTTAAATGAGGCTGTTGACGGCAGTAAGCCTGATGCAAATGCTTTAGTAGGTTTGCAAAAATTAGCAGCCAACGCCTCTAATGTAGCCACAAGGCATATAAAGGACGCTAGTATTTATTTGACTACTAGGATCTGTGAAAATATATCATTAAGGATTGCGGATTGTTTAAATAATCCTTTAACAGCAAACTCATTAAAACAAAGTATATCAACCTACAATGTAGATGTCCTAAAAGAAATGGAACATTTAAACTTGCATGACTTTGGTATATTCCTGGAGATTGAGCCTGATGAAGAAGAAAAGCAACAATTAGAACAAAACATACAAGTGTCTTTACAAAATGGAGGAATTGATTTAGAAGATGCAATAGATATAAGGCAAGTAAAAAACCTTAAACTAGCAAATCAATTATTAAAGTTAAAGAGAAGAAGAAAACAAAAAGAATTACAGCAACAGCAATTAGCAAATATTCAAGCTCAAGCTGAGGCTAATTCTCAGAATGCAGAAAAAGCAGCATTATTTGAGGTACAAAAACAACAAGCATTAACACAAGAAGCAATAAGCCTTGAACAAGCTAAAATGCAATTTAGAATTCAAGAAATGCAAACAGAGGCTCAAATTAAAAAACAGTTGCTGGCAGAAGAGTTTAATTATAATATGCAATTAGCGCAATTAAAGACGCAAGCTGATATGAACAAATTCAATCAGTTAGAGGATAGAAAAGACGAAAGAACAAAAATACAAGCAACACAACAGTCTGAATTAATTGAACAACGCAAAAATGATTCTTTACCAAAAGATTTCCAAAACGAGGCAACTAATTTTATGGGCGATTTAAGTGGGATGTTGCAAATGGAATAAACTTATTAACTAATTTTATATTATCATATTATGTCACAAGAAGTAAAACAGGAAGGGGATTTTAAATTAAAAACAAAAAAATCAACCCCGCGAAAATTGAATAAGGTAGATGAACCTATTAAGGTTGATCTTACAAAAAAAGAAGAGGATCCAATTAAAGTAGTAATCCCTAAAGAAGAAATAGATGCCATTCAAGAGCAAACAACAACGGAAAGCGTGTTACGCAATGAACAACCCGAAATGGGATTGCAAGAAATGGGACAAGGAGACAAAGAGTCCACTGAAGATGTTATTGAAGAAATCTTTGAACAAGAAATAAAAAAAGAAACTGAAGATATAACAAGCGAACTTCAACACCATATTGAAGCTAAAGAAAATAATAATATTCAATTACCTGAAAATATTGAAAAGTTAATTTCCTTTATGCAGGAAACAGGCGGGACAATTGAAGATTATGTAAGATTAAATGCAGACTATTCTAATATAAATAATATTGCTTTATTAAAAGAATATTATAAAAACACGAAGCCCCATTTAGACGCTGAAGAAGTTGAGTTTTTGTTAGAAGACAAGTTTTTTTTCGATGAGGAGATAGATGACGAAAGAGAAATTAAATTAAAAAAATTAGCATTTAAAGAAGAAATATCTAAAGCAAGAAATTTCTTAGAAGAGGCAAAACAAAAATATTACGCAGAAATTAAGGCTAGGCCTGGTATTAATGCGGAACAACAAAAAGCTATTGATTTTTTCAATAGATATAACACCGAGCAAAGCAAAGTGGCTCAACAACAAGAAATGTTTAAGAGACAAACATCTAATCTTTTTAACAACGAATTCAAAGGTTTTGAATTTAATTTAGGTGAAAAGAAATTTAGATATAATGTTCAAAATCCAAATCAAGTTGCTGAAACCCAATCAAATATACAATCTTTTATCGGAAAGTTTCTAGATAAAGAAGGGAATGTATCAGATGTGCCGGGTTACCATAAAGCTTTGTATTCAGCAATGAATGCTGATAAAATAGCTGCTCATTTTTATGAACAAGGAAAGGCTGACGCCATTAAACAAGTAGTCAGCAATTCTAAAAATCCAAGCATGGATGCGCCTAGAACAACAAGCGAGCCATTCATAAATGGATTTAAGGTTAAATCTATAAGCAGCCAGGATTCTTCAAAATTGAAGATCCAAACAAAAAAATTTTAACACTTAAAAATTAAAACACTATGGCAAATGTATCGCCTTCATTCGGTTCAATTAAACCGTCTCAAAAACAACAAGCGTTAGAAACAAATTACTTAAACTTTACAGATGGAAGTGGTAATGATTTCGCGCAACAATTTTTACCAGAAATCTACGAAGCAGAAGTAGAAAGATATGGTAATAGAACTTTATCAGGCTTCTTACGAATGGTAGGAGCTGAAATGCCAATGTCTTCTGATCAAGTTGTTTGGTCTGAACAAAATAGATTGCACATTGCATATAACAATGTAACTTGTGCCACAGCTACAACATTAACTTTTGCTGTTGGTGGAACTGGCGTTAATTTTGTTCAAAACGTTGTCTCTCCAGGCCAAACATTAGTAGTTATAAATCCAACTACCGGCGCAGAACTTAAAGTCCTTGTTAATGCTTCAAGCACCGCAGGAGGAACTGCTACACTTACAGTTTATCCTTACTCTCAAGCTAGTTTAACTTCTGGGGCTGTAAACTTTACAGGAGCTACAAATCTTAAGATATTTGTATATGGTTCTGAATTTATAAAAGGATCTACAGACTCTTCTATAAACTCCGTTACGCCATCATTTACTCAATATAGTAATTCTCCAATTATCATTAGAGAAAAATATGCTATCAATGGATCTGATACCGCTCAGATTGGTTGGGTAGAAGTTGCTACTGAGGATGGTGCTTCTGGATACTTATGGTACTTAAAAGCTGAATCAGAAACAAGATTACGTTTTGAGGACTATTTAGAAATGTCTGTAATTGAGGGAGAATTATCAGCTACTAGTTCAGGAGTTTCAACTTTAACGCCAGCTACTGGTGTAACTTATAAAGGAACTCAAGGTCTTTTCTCTGCTGTTAGAGAAAGAGGTAATATTGTTAATAACTTCTCAGCCGCATCTGGTATTAGTGATTTCGATTCAATATTGAAAAACTTGGATACTCAAGGAGCTATTGAGGAGAACATGCTATTCTTGAACCGAGCTACTTCATTAGAGTTTGATGATATGTTGGCTTCTTTGTCTTCTGGAGCCGCTGGAGGCGTTGCTTACGGTTTATTTGAAAACTCTGAGCAAATGGCATTGAATTTAGGGTTCTCTGGATTCCGTCGTGGGTCTTATGATTTCTACAAAACTGACTGGAAATACTTAAATGACGCATCTACCCGTGGAGGAATGGCAAACACCTCTATTGATGGTATTCTTGTTCCTGCAGGTACATCAACTGTATATGATCAACAATTAGGCACTAACATCCGTAGACCATTCTTACACGTTCGTTATAGAGCTAATCAAGCTGACGATAGAAGAATGAAATCTTGGATTACTGGATCTGTTGGTGGTGCTTATACTTCTGATTTAGATGCAATGCAAGTACACTTCTTATCTGAAAGATGTTTAGTTACTCAAGGTGCTAATAACTTCGTGTTATTTACAGCTTCTGTATAACAAATATGGTAATACTACCCCTGCTAAATATAGTGGGGGTAATTATTACCTTTTTAAAAATTTATTAAATTATATTATATTATGGCAACAAAACAAACACCAAAAAAAGAATTAGAATTAAACGATACCGATGTGCAAACAATCCATATTGAAGATGACAAGCCCGTCGATAAACAAAAAAATCAAAAACCACCAAAAGATAATTGGGTAATAAAAGATAGAACGTATATAATAGCGGATTCTTATTCTCCTTTAACATATACGTTGCAAAGCAAGCACTCTGTTAGGTATCCATTATTATGGTTTAACAAAGAGACTGGGGAGCAAGAAGAATTAAGGTATGCAACCAATCAAAGTTCTCCATTAGTATCACAACAAAAAGGGCAAGTTACCTTAGGGCATATTATATTTGAAAACGGTGTATTAAATGTGCCTAAAGAAAAACAAAACCTACAAAAATTATTATCACTCTATCATCCTGGATTAAATATTAAATATACAGAATTTGATCCAACGTTAGAAGCAGAAGATGAGTTAGAAGAAATTGAATTAGAAGTAGAAGCTTTGAACGCTGCATTAGAAATGGATATTGATCAAGCTGAATCTATTGTTAGAGTTGAGGTAGGATCTAGAGTGAATAAAATGAGTTCTAAAGAAATAAGACGAGACTTATTGTTATTAGCGAGAAATAATCCATCTTTATTTATGGAGTTGGCAAATGACGATAATGTACCGCTTAGGAATACAGCTATTAGGGCAGTAGAGGCAAATATTATTAAGTTATCACATGACAATAGAACTTTCCATTGGGGTGAAAATGACAGAAAGCTAATGACTGTTCCTTTTGATGAAAATCCATATTCCGCTATGGCTGCATTCTTTAAGACAGACGAGGGAATAGATATTCTCAAGGCTATAGAGAAAAAATTAAAATAATACGTAATATTAATATATAGGCGGTGGCTCTGGTTACCGCCTTAATATTATAATAAAATAATCAAAGTGGCAATAAACGTAGATACAGTTTACAAGACAGTTTTATTAATACTCAATAAAGAACAAAGGGGGTATATGACTCCTGACGAGTTTAATAAAATAGCAACCCAAGTACAACTTGAAATATTTGAAAATTATTTTGAAAACCTTAACCAACAATTAAGGATTCAAGATAATGATAGCGAGTATGCTGATAGGATTAAAAATCTTGATGAGCAAATAGCTGTGTTTAAGACAATGGGAAATTGTACGTACCAAGGAAACGGGGAGTGGCAATTACCTACTTCGTCTGGATCAACCATATATACTGAGCCGGTTTTTCAGACTGTAATTGGGCAGTCAAACTATACACTTACGCAATTGACACAGGCTCAAATACAAAATGGGCTATTAAAGGTATATTTCAATGGAGTACTGCAAAACCCATCGGCTTATTCAACGGCTAATAATACATTAACATTAGCATCGATCCCTACAACAATATTTAATGTGCTTGTTACGGTAACCGCAAATGATTTTTATAGATTAGGT